GGTCTAGCTGCAATTTTCAAACCTCTTTGATCTTTATAAGCAGCGATTTCTATAATCGCATTTTCTAAAGAAGTCTCATTAAGGTCTGCTGCTGTGCTAGGTCTATTAGAGTTTTTACTACCATCAACAAGTGGGTGTCCATCACCACCAGTAACTCCATCTCCACTAGCTGTAAATAAATTTACTCCATCTCCTGATTGGAAACTGTTAGTAAATCCATTATTTAATGGAAACGCAGCTTTTACTTGTTTTGTATATGCCATGGCTCTTGCTAAAGCTTTTGTATATCTAGCAGATAAAGAATCATAAAGATTATCCTCTATCGCTTCTTCTGTGATTGCAAAGCCTAATGCAATAGTTTCATGGTTATACCTTGATGTAAAACTTTCTTGTGCAGAATCAAATGTGATTGCTGAACCTTCATCTTTTACAACCGCCTGACCAAATCCACTTAACTGAACTTCTTCTTCGAATGAACGATCTGAATTTTCAGTCTCATAGATCATGGTGTGCTCGTCTTCGTACTTTTCATACTCCATCCCAAACAAAGCGTTAAGTCCGGGTAGGAGTTCTTTTAACATTTGTGCTCTTGAAATAGCCATATTATTCTCCTAAATTAAACGCCAGTTGTGTTATCGAGTTGATGTCCAACATTAAATTTAACGATGACATCGGTGAAAGAATCACCAACAGAACTATCTGGTCCATCTATGAACTGCATAATTCTAAGGAAGCAGGAAATGTTTGTGAGAATGTTTTTTGATTTGTATTTGGATCAGTGTATGAAACACCTACAAATACTCCTATGGGAGTTAATGAAGTAGTGCCGGTGTCTTTTTCAACTGTACCGGAAGATACTATTTTCACAAAATCTCCATAGAATATAGCAGTACCATAACCAGAGGCTATTTTGTAATGTCTAACTTTTCCTGTAAAGGAACCACTAGAGCTAATACAACCTACTGGCTCGGCACCCATTGGGGTAGCTGAACTAGCCATTTATATTCTCCTATAAAGAGGTTAAATAACAGCCCTAAATAAAATATTAAGTGTTACTTAGAGCCACCAAATG